CCATCTATATCGTATGCCCATTGTGAGTATCCTAAATTTACTCCTACATTGTTAGATATAGTTATTGCTTTAACAGTTTGAACACCATCTATTCTGTCTAAAAGAATATATAATTCTCTTAATATAATAGGTTGATTTATTTGCCAATTATCTATTGCGAAATATGTTTGTAAAGCAGTTATACATCTAGTTAAAACATCATTACTATTATAATTAGGAAGTACAATTATGTCAAAATTTACTCCTATGTTTACAATAAATCCGTCTTTAATATTAACAGCATCATTTATCATTCTATACTGAGAAAGATAAGTTATAATATTTTGTTTTAAAGCAGGAGATGCTGTGTTTAATTTTTTATTTACATCATAAGTTAAAACATATAAGTCTAAAATTGAATTAGACTCACCAGCAGATAAACTTTGTGCTTTTGTTGGTTCAATGTATGCTTTAGCTACTACTCCATAATTAGCAGGCATACTTAATGCTCTTACTAAGTAATCGTTTTGAGTAACATTTCTTAATTGACTAGCAAAATTAGCAGATGAATTTTGTCTTATTTGTTCAATTGTATCTCCATCTCCTCCTCCATTTGCTGCTATTGGATTTGTAACAGTTAAAGAATTATAAATTGAATTAGCAGTTGATACTGTAAGATTACTGTTTAAAAATGTTATATTACCGTTTAATTTAGTTAATGAATTAGCTATTACATTTGATGAAACTCCTCCTCCTGTTAAATATCTAAACGTTAAAGTAGTATTTGAAGGTGCTATACCATAAGTGTCTGTAAATAAGAAATTTGATGGTGAGTAAGCTGTTGTTAATTTTGTTTGTTCAAATGGTAATCCAATACCTACATTATCCGGATTTGGCACAATAGTTTCATCTGAATCACTTGTTGTTCCTGCTCCAAATTGTATTTGTAGTGTAGTAGAATTTTTAAATCGTGTAGTAAATCTACGCTGTACTTTTTTTAGTTTTAACAAGTAAGGAGTGTCACCACTATATTGAGATAAATTAGGATCATTAAGATTAGTATTTTTTATTGAGTCAAATATCATTTCTTGACCTAAATGATCTACTTCATACCATTGATTTCCGTCACTGTCAAAACAATCTAAAACATCTATTATGTTAGACGTGTTTAATTCTACAGTTGTAAATTTAACAGGAGCATTAAATGAAAATGTTTTAGTATTGATAGTAGCAGATATTGCTTGACGTGATTTTTTCAATAAGAAAAATAATGGATTACCACCACCATCTACTTGATATACTGTTACTTCAGTAGAATCACCTGAACTAGACACTGAAAAATCAACGGGATCACTTATTAAAAATGAAGTTCCTGTTGGTGAAGATACTGTTGAGTTTCCATTAACAAATAACGTGTAATTAAAATCAGGAACATATATACTTGAAGATAATATAGAAGGTACTTGTTGATAAAAGTCTACAGTTGTAATTGCTGTTCCTGTTACATTTGGTTTATAACCAAACATATATGCTAATTCAAATAAGTTATTTGATTGACGAGCAAATTGTAAATAATTTTCTTGTACTTGATTATCTAAGTAAAATGATAAGACGTCACCTACATAAGCTGCCATTTCCATAAACATCATTCCTGGTGATGCAGGGCTAAAGTCATTATATGTAGTTGGAAAATAAGTTTTAGTGTAGTCTATTAAACTAGCTCTAAACTCATCAAACGATTTATTTATGTATTTTATATTTTTATTTGTAGCCATTATGTAAATGATATTTGAACTTGATCTGTTACCCCAGTATTAATAATAGAATATTTTAATTCTACTGATATTTCATTAATGTCTGGATATTGTAAAACATCTAGACTTTCTACTTTAATGTTAGGAAAATACTGAGATATTAATGATTGAATGTTTTCTTTAAGACCGTCTATGTTGTTTGAAGATATTTGTTCAAAAATAAATGCTCTTAAGTTTGCTCCAAATCCATTATTTAAATATCTTTCTGTTTTATTAGTTAAGAAAAAATTTAACAAATTATTTTTTATAGCATCTTGAGTAGTGTATGTTTGAAAAAACACAGATGGAGCATTAAATGGTATAGAAATGCCTACCGCTGTTCCTGGTTTAGTATCTATAGGAAATATTTTAATTGCTCCAAATGCCATTTCTTATTTTTTTATTAAGCCCATTATTTGATCTAAACCTAATTGACCTTCAGGCAATGCACCATTTATTACATCTACATTTCCATTAACTTTAAATTCACCTTCAAAACCAGATTTAGGACCTTGTGACATTTCACCTAAAATGTCTAAATATGCTTTTTTAGCATCTACACTTGGTTTAGTTGTAGGTACAGATTTAGTTGTGAAATTTAAGGTTCTTGTGTCAGATTCCATTATCGGTTGTTTATTTCCTTTAACTGCTTCTAAAAGAATGTCCTTCAATTCTTCATGAATTGCTTCTTTTACCGCTTCTTTTATTAATTTTTTAAATTCTGATGGTTTCATTTATTATAAATATTGAATTAATTAGCTTTTAAATTACTCGAATCAATTATTAGTTTAAGTTCTGCAATAAGTACTTGAGGAGTTGTTGTAAATGATAAAGGAGTTTGTAATAGTACAATACCTTGATTATTTTTTGCAACTGCTTTACTTCTATTAACGGTAGGAGAAAATGGCTCAGTCACAATTTCTAATGTAAAGTCTTTATAGTTAGTTAAAGATGATGGATTTTGTAATTGAGCATCTGCTGCAGCTTGTGCTTGTACTAATTGAGTTAAAGAATTATCTAACGGAGATAAAGTATTTGTACTAGACACCGCGTTACATCCTTTTAAATACTTGTCTATAGAATTTAATAGTTTTATTATTTGTAATAATATAGTATTTACAAAATCTATAGTTACAGACACAGAAGATATGGTATTTTGTGCTTGAGTTATTTTAGGTGTTGTTTTAGTTAGTATTTTTTCTAAAATAGATTTAACATTTAAAGCTATAACTCCTGGAGGAGGAATGCCTGGTGTGGGTGTAGGTAAAGTAGGAATTGATAATTCTAAACCTGTTATAGAACTATTTAATACGTTTACAGCAGTTGAAGTTACTGTTACTACTGTATTTAAAGGATCAATAACTTTTTTTAATTGTTCAATAGTTTTATTAGCAGAATTTAACTGATCTACCATAGAGTTTCTTATGTTAAGTATATTTTGTAATTCATTTTGCGGAAGACAAAAATTTGGTAATTTTTCATTTATGTCACCTATATTTTGAATTCCTGTTTTAACAGCGATGTCTACAATTTTAGGAATTAATTGATTAAGTAATTCCTGTCCTTTTTGAGCTAGTATAGTTGGTATTTTATCTTGACCTGTCATTTTATGGATTACTCGCTATAGTACTATTAATTCTTACTTTTATATTTGTTATTGTTTTATTAACATTTGATTTTACATTATCAACTTCTCTTTGTAAATCAACTTGAATCGCGTTTTTTGCTACTTCAACATTTTGTCCTAATGTGTACCATTCTTTAGGAATAAATGATGTTTGTAATGTATCTTTATGAGTATTTTCATCATATAAAATTAAAAAAGAATATGGAGGATACAATCCTTTTTTAACATAATCTGTTATTACTTGAGCATCTACTACAAATCGTTTATTTCCCCAAATTGTAGGTAGCCATCCTTTAACACTAACTGGAGGACTATTTTTACTTTTAGGATCAATAGATGAATAAAATGTTATTGGTTTTGGATATTTTAACTGTGAAGTTTGACTTCCTACCCAACCATCTATTTGAACTTTAGAATCATTTATTTTATGAAACGTTTGAGCAGCAATAATGTCAGTTTGAGTAATCTTTTGAGTGTATGGGTTAGTTGTGTCTACTATTGAATCATTATAATTATTTATTATTTTAGTAGTATCTATTTGATTTTTATTAAATGATGGATTTCTAACTAAATCATTATTTTGTAAATACTTCTGAAATGCATTCCATGATGTTACAATAGGATATACTATTTTAGGAATGTCAAATGGATTTTGATTTAAATTAACTATGTCTGTAAGATTTATTCCTGACTTAACTCCAAAAATATTAGATGTATTAGGATCCATTATACTGTATAATTATATTGAGAAGTTAAATCTTTTAATTGACTTTCTATACTTGTTAAAGTTGTATTTAAAGTTATAGATGCTAGTCTTACAGACATGTCTAATGAAACGGGTTGACCTAAATTTACTATAGGTTGAGTTTGTAAATCTCTAAAAGTATTATTTAATTGCTTTAATGCAATTATTAAATTTTTTAATACATCTACTGTAAGATTTCCTTTTAATAATGGCTCAGTAGCAGCATGAGAACCTAAATATATATTATCAGCTTGTACTATCATTTTAGGCGTGTCTACATTTACTGATTCTAATGAATTTAAATTTATAGACTTAGCTGAACTTAATAATATATGATCTGAATATGAATTAAATATTAGTCTTCCTGAGTCTAAAATAATTTGTTGACCAGAGTATTTATCTGGAGTAATAGGTGATAATTCATCTTTATAAGATACGTAACTTGTACTCGATGCATTAAATTCTACTTTTTGAGTACTAGTCATGTAAATTGAAGAGTCATCATGTTTAGTACTTTCAACTATATGAGTCCAACCTTCTTCACTTTGATCTCCTTGACCATTTCTAATTATAATAATAGGATCACCATTTTTACCAGTTGAAGACCAATCATTTGGTTTGTCTTTTACTGTGCTTCCTAAACGTATTGAGTTACCCCATCTACCTTCATGAATGATGTCTCCTTCAAACGGTAGTAAAGGATGAATATTTCCACGTTCTTCAAATGTGCTTCCTAAGTCTATAGTAAGTGTTTGATCAGTATTTACTTTAGTACTTCCCGCTTGTGTTTGACTTAAAGACTTATTTTGAGTTTCATTTACTTGATTTCCAACAGTTGGATAACTGTTATGATGAGGATGTTGCCATAAAGATATAGGACCACTATAATATTTAGTGGCACTAGTA